GTACTGCCTGTGGTGTCAATCCAAAGATTCTGGGGCAACCGGTCTGCTGTTGCTGGTGCGGCACTTTGGATTATAACCTTGCCCTTGCCTTCGGCGATACCTGCGGCCGCCAAAGCATCCTCTGCTGCACTATCCGCTGCTGCTTTAGCATCTTGGGCTGCCTGATTAGCATTATCAGCGGTTTCCTGTGCTTTTGATACGTCCTCGCCTGTGCTGATTATAGTCTCGTTTAACTCTTCGACATCCTCTTTAGCTTGTTTTAAATCCACATTATTAAGGTCTACCTGCTCCCTCGCATAGGTCAATCTCTCCTGCAGGTCAGCTAATTCAGCGTTTGCATCATCCATTACGCTTTCCATCTCTATTAGCTGGTCATAGGCAGGTTGCGTCTGCTGCTTTACTACGCTTACTATCTTTTTATCTTCCGGGGAGGTATACCCTTTGGCTTGTTGGGAGGTACCACTTGCAGACAGATCAGAGGCCCCTCTGTATTTATAGACAGATGTCACAACTAAAGTCTTGTAGGCTTTGCCGTCTACATCTAACTGCGTTACCATGTCGCCAGCTTCCAAAGCCGGATTGCCCTGCCAGGATGATTCAAAGGGGTAAAAATCCGTCTCTCCTACTGCATTAAGGATGTTAGGCAACACTGTATCGTAACCGCCTTGCAATAAGGGATTGTCGCCCAAGTCAACTTCGTATTCATCTGTGCCGGTAAGATATTTGGTATCCTTTTTGTCCCCCTGCGCCCGTACAGTAAAACTTACACCAGTGATCCGGATCGGATCTTCCGCAGGTTTAAAATCAAACCTATTTTCCGGGCCTATGGTCAAATCCGTATCCTTGTACCACCTAATCTCCAGCTCACCCAGCCGGTTAAACTTGGCGAAACTCCCGGCCAGTGCGGTCACGTGCCCTAAGATGTCACGACAGGTATAATCTCCGTCCGGGCGCTCCTTTACCACGTAAGACATGTTGGTAAAGTATTTTGTACCAGCAGGTACCCCGCATACGTTGCAGATATCAAGATAGATATCTTGGAGTGTAGCCGGGTAATCTATTGTAGACTTGCTGTAAGGCACATCTAGCAACATCATGCTATCCATGGCCTTAATGGTTAAGGTGTTTCTTTGCTTCTCATATTCGTCCACATAAAAAATTCCGAGCGGCACATATTCATACCTTTCGGATAAATCTCGATATTTAAATCCTTGTAGTTCTTTATACGTGTATTTCTGCAGATCGTTGTACGTAGTCCCGGAGGATTCTTCCATTTCTAACCCCACCATAGGGGTTATTCTGGCCCCGCCCCACTGTACATTGGGATATCTGGGTATCATATGATCATCGGATATCAACGTTTCGTTTTTTCGACTGTATGGGGTTAAGATCCTATCTGGGGAGGGCATCATTTCATTAAAGATCGTAAAGGAGATTGTGCTTGCTACCGTGCCGCCTACAGTAAAATCTTCACCACTCTGTGTGGATTCGGTGCAGGTTAAAGCGCCATCCGTCAGGTCTTTGTCAGTTAATTCGATTACTCCGTCGCTGTGGTTTACTGCTATGGATATTTTCCAGTACCTTACGTTTTCTTTTACCTTTTTTTGATAGCTTTTACTTACATTATAAATTTTATCACCTCCTACAGCTCAATTAAATCCATGCTCAAGTTCCACACCGGAACACCGTTTTTTATGATTGGTATCTCTATGTTCCTGTCTCCTCTGTACATGCTTTTTGTAACATTCCCCGCAGAGGACAAAAAAGTTACTGAAAAAGGGGGCCTGCGTGTAGCAGACTTTATTTTATTTAATTCTGCACTTGACAGACCTTTCCACTCGATATTTAATTTTCCGATATCCATCCGTACCGGATCTAAGCACATTTTTCCAAGCTGATTTCTTCCGGTATCCCCCGAATACAAGTCGTATTCTGGGGCCTTGAGAGAAGAGGAGGAAGGCATAGCCACTCCTCCTATAGATATAATCGCCATGTCATTCCTCCTATACGTTAATTACGTTTGTTCCGCTGATTCGATTTTGCCGATTGATTCCTTCAATCACTTTCTTTAACAATGTTTCTCCTCCGACATTTACGGTCAAGTCTATATTCCCTCCGACAGAGGAGACGGCTTCATAAACACCTTGGGAGATCGCTTCGACAATTTGATCGTTGTTGGCTACTGCCGTTTTCCCGCCGATGTTCCCTATCATTTCCGGATTGCCGGGCTCATTAGCGATAAATAATTGTCCCGGAGTCGGGTAACCGCCGTTTGCGTATGCCCCTGCGGGCACAAAGTTATAAGCTGCTTGCGCTGCTTTTGCTATAAAAGGTACTGCTGCCGGTGCAAAGTGTACCGCCGCCGCTATGCCAACACCAGCTCCGACGACTATACCGACTTTTCTAACCGTTCCTTTATTTTCGCTGTACCATCCGCTCAGTTTCTCTCCTGCAGCGCTCGCAAAGTTTTTGATATTTGCCCACGCTATGGACAGTGCGCTCCCGATTGACCTGGCAAGGTTTGTACCCCACTGTGCAAACGTATTTAGGGAGCTTGTTGCAAAGGATCCAAGGCCCCTTAAAGCTTTGCCTCCCCAGTCTCTTATATCAGCCAAACTGGATTTTAAGCCACTAAACAAATTTCCAGCCCAACCTTTTGCGGCCTGGAATGCAATGGATGATACTGCCAGCCCCATAGTTACCAGATTGCCTGTATACCCCGGGATAAAGTTTCTCACGTCTTTGTTCGCTGATACTAAACCTTGCGCAAATCCCAGCGCTAATACTTTTCCGGTCGCACTTGCCAGTCTCCCCACTGCGTCTTTATTGGTGGCAAGGTTTTTTTCTGTTACTCCGAGCCCATCTTTTACATCTGCCCCTACTGTATCCATCGTTTTTGACGTCTGCGCTTGCATATCCAGCAAGGATGCTATATACAGCCCTAAATTAACCGCCGGGACAGGAGGTGGAAACAAATTCCACTTTGGTTGATACACCGGAGCGGGAAGCCCTGGAAATACCGGTAAAGGAACGAGCGGAGGTGTTAAGTTCCACGTCGGATTAAATACTGGAAACGGTAAAGGAGGTATATAAGGCAGCGGGATGGGAGGTACATCTAATCCCCAATTCGGAACCCATATTGGACTCGGTAGACTCTCAAATACAGGTGCTTTTACAAATACCGGTTCTGTAACTAATTCCTTAAATCCGTTCCATTTCGCTGCAAACCATGGGAAAAAGTCTTTTGATTTCTTCTTCGCGTCGTCTAATCCATCGGAGATACTAGGTCCTACGTCCATGGTTCCTAAACCGCCGATTCCTCCACCGCCGCCACCAGTGTTAATGCCAGGAGTAAGCCCACCGCCGCCAGTGTTGTCGCCCATTTCTTTTTGTAATCTGTTGATTTCGTCAAATGGCGCCAGGGCTTTTTGCGCTGCTGCTCTTGCTTTGTCGATACCTTTTCCAAGTTTGCTTTGGCCCTTACCGGCTTTATCTGCCGACTTTCCAATTCCTGTGTTTATTTTAGATAGGTCTATACCTGTATCTACTGCTGACTGCTGCGTCTTTACATCGGACTTATCAACAATTTGTTTGCCAGTGATCATGGAAAAAACTTTGCCGACTGCTTGCGCTATCTTTATCAGGCCATCTAGGATCTTGTTTAAAAACTTAACCAATGGCAAAAGGACTTTTACCAATCCCTGCCCAATAATCCCCATTAGCTCTGTCCATCGTTCTTTTAGGATTCTCGTCTGATTAGCCCACGTACCAGTGTTCCTGGCAAAGTCTCCCTGAGCATCTCCTGTTACCGCCATGATATAGTTATATCTAGCCATGGTCTGCTCGGCTAAGGACATTTCCTGCCAGGATTTATTGATACCTTGTGATAAATTCCAGGCTTCCAGATTAGCAATGTTCATATTAATTCCTAATTGCTTCAGGGGTTCGGTCTCGCCTGTAATCCCGGACCTTAGCTTGCTAAACGCCACTTCTGGGTCTAGATTGTAAAAGGACGCCATATCAGCCGCTAAACCCGTAAGGCTTTTAGACATCTCTTTCATCGAGTTCCCGGTGATTCCAGACGCTTTTAAGGTTGCACCCATGGTCGATGAAAACTCTTTTGCAGATAATTGAGATAGTCCAAACTTATCCAATGCGTTAGCCGCAAAGTCGTCGATATCCTTAGACATATTGCCAAATGTGACATCGACGACGTTTTGCACTTCTGTTAAGTCAGACGCCACGCCGATAGCCTTTTTGCCTAACTCAACAATCCCTGTTGTAACTGCTGCCGCCATAGCAACTTTCCCGAGCTTGATAAAGCTAAGCCCCAGTCCGTCCACTACTCCTCCCAAAGTTTGGCTTATGCCGTGGGAGGCTTTTTCTGCTTCACCTTTAAAATTTTTCAGTTGGCTTTGGGTATCTTTCAGTCCTCTACTAATCTGGGAAAAATCCCCTCCACCTCTAACAATAAAATTGGATCCTGCCATTTTTTCACCTGCCTTTTTTGGCACGGAAAAAGCACCGGCTAAAACCAGTGCCTAATAAAAAAGCGCCTTAAACGGCGCTCCATGAATGCTATTTTGTTAAGTCAAACCACACGCTCTGTGCAAAAACTACTTTCGGCGCTGTATCGGACTTTTCCAAGCTGTAACATACCCAGCCTTGATGATCGGCTCCTGCATACAGCTGGCCGGTCATTGCCGGGTCCATGCCAGGCACATCCCACGTTAGGTTAGATACGTTATAATTTTCGGTGGAATACAAAAAGCTTGATCCAGAGAGAGTTAAAGGAGTATCTTTATTGTTTTTATCTTCCAAGTACTTAACCTTAAATTTCGCCAATCCGTGTTCCTTACCCTCTCCCGGATCTCCTGCGCTGTGCCAGGCGGTTAAAATCTTCTCAGCTTCTTCGCCCCGCCGAAAGTCTATCAGCGTAACTTCCATCCGGTAAGCATTACCAGATTGATCTTGTATATCTGCCTGTACCGATTGATTTACTGTAGCCGGGTTTTTCCTGGTGCCTACAGATATCACGTTCTGTGCGTTTCCAACATTTGGCACATTTGCTTTGCTAAAATCCATCTTGTTTAATGCAAAGCCCGCTATAAAGATCGCTGCTATTATCCAAGGCCACTTTGGCACATGCTTTTGTTTATGCTCACGTCTATACTCGTTTTCGTCAGGTAATAACTCCGGAGATCCGTATAATCCCATGCCTACGCCCCCTAGCTATATTTATCTTTACATTACCATATGTTGCTAGGATTTGCAAGCCTTTTCTCCACCTAACATGGTGTTTAACGTTTTAACTTTCGCCAGCATTTGCTCGTCCGTCATAGGCTCGTTGCCCGGCTCTTCCATGTCTCTTAGGATTTTTTTAATATTAATCTCTTTTTGCCATACCCATCTAGATATCAAATAAGCCTGGTATATCTGTTCTTGCTGCTCTTTTGTTTCCCTGTCCTTATACGCCTTTACAGCGATATTAAGATCCTCCATCGTCATTTCCCAAAAATCACTAATTGGGATGCCTATATACGCTGCTTGCTCCCATGCACCACGGAGAGTAAACGTTGCTGCTTTTACTTCTTTTCCGGCTTTCCCGCGTTTTTTGGGCTCTTATTTCCCACCAGTACTCCATTTAAGGCTTGCCACATGGCCTCTGATACGGTCATGATATCAGAGTATTCGTCTACCAGATCCATAACCTTTTCGGGGGTAAGCTCTGGGTCTTCGTGCTTCAAGCCTTCACACATTACAATTGCATAATCCTTCATTGTCAGTTGCCCATTATTCATTCCCGGTATTTCCATCAGGGACTTTCCAAACTTTTCTTCAATGTTGCTGATAACCCTCATACTAAATTTAAAGCTTCGCGGTTTGTCAAGCTGAATAGGTACTTTCATATTTGCCCTCCTTAAAGCGTTTGATATTCGTCTTCCGGTTCTTTTTCTTCTGCCGGTGTTAAAACAATATTTAAATGCATTTCTGGATCACTGCCTGGAATCGTTACTGTGTCTACATTAATAGATAGCAACTGGCCTTCCTCTATTAGTTGATGCAGCCACATCTTAGTGTTGTCCATAAGTTACGCTCCCCCGCCGGTTGTAAGTGTAGGCTTGCCAGATACCTTAATAGTTGCTCCAAAGTTTACGGCTCCATCAAGTTCAACGTCTCCAACTTTAAAGCTTGTAACAACGCCACTAAATTTCCAGCTCGTAGCAGGAGTCGTCGGAAACGTAATTTCATACTCCTCTGCCTGCCCACCATCGATGGACTGCTGTAAAGCCATCTGCCCTGTATCGTCGGCCACAAAAAACCCTTCCAGTGGCACTTCTCCGCCGTCTGAGTCAAGAGTAGTGATGTCCATGCTGTCAGCAGTGATTTCAATTCCACCAATGGACGTTAGATTCCCGATGGTATCTTCGCCTTTTTTAATGGCTGTTCCCACTGCACGGGTTACATTCCCTTTTGCCATTTATTTCATCCTCTCTTTATATATAGATTGTAAAGTCTATAATCCCTCTGTTTACTTTTAACTCTGGTTCCCATGTTTTAGCAATTTTATTGATCACAATATCCTGCACAAATACACTTTCTTCGTCTGATTTATCAGACTCGTAAATTTCTTTTGCTCTGCTGTACGGAGCTAAAGCCCTGTCCGGTGTCACGGTTGATATCCTGTGCTTGGGGAGGGACATTAAAAAATCCGTTACTTTATCAGTAAGAGTCTTTGCGTCCTCGTATCGTTTTGCCATGCAGCTAAACATATAATCGTAGCTCCCGCCATCGCCGAACCCGCCCAGCGTTTTATCCGGGTCTCCGTCAAGATTGGCGTATACAAGGTAGGGCTTTTTAGACTCTTCTGGTGCATTCGTAGGGTAAATGTTGTCTTCCAATTCCGGTATCTTGCGGATAAGTTCAGCTATTAATGCTGCTTCCATTACTTAAGCCCCGCCTTCCTGATTTCTGCGTCGATTTTGGTCTGCATTGTGTCTATTATGGTAGATTCGATGTCATATAGGCTGCTGTCAAAGCTTTTGTGCACAAATCTAAATCCTGGGATATAATTTCCTGCTCTGGAAAAAAAGCCATACTCCTGGGATACAGGGTAGTAGCCTTTGACCTCGCCGTATTTACCGCTCTTTTTTTGAAAAATATCATTCATCCGGGGGTCAAAGATTATACGGTAGACTTTCTTCCCCTTGTCGTGCGATTTTTCGCCCTTGACGATGATGCCTTGCCGTAAGTTCCCGGTTTCATATGGTGCCTTTTTAACAGCAGTCATAGCCTTTCGGGATGCGGATGTCACGTATTTCTGCGGGACTTTCCCTAGTTCCTCAAGGCTTTTCGCGAGTTTATTCATGCCTTCTACCCTAAGATATACGCTCATTCGTCCACCAGCCTGCAATAGCATAAAAGATCACGATTTAACGTCTTAACATTGATAGCAGACAGGATTTCATATACTTCATTACCGTGTTTAATTCGCATATCGTTAGTGATTCCGGGAGTATATCGGCAGTTAAACTTAACTTCCACTTTCGTATTTGTCGTTAAGGCTGTAAAGTACTCGTTACCGAGTATTGGTTCCTTGCTTGCCCACACTGCTTTAACCGTCTCCCATATGTCCAATGGCTCCCCGTATTTGTCATGCTCTTTTGTGCGTTTTAAAAACTGTATCCTCTGCCTACGATCAGTCATGCCAATCACCATACTCATTAGATAAGGTGAGGTGGTGCTTAAGGCTCTCGTAACTTTCGGCAAATCTATCAGACAAATTGGGATCCTCATAGCCAAAATGGGCCTTGCAGTAAACTACAATGGCCCGCTTGATCAGAGGATCGTCGTCTTTAATTTTATCTTTATTAACCCCACTCAATTCG